CAACGGAACTTTCTTTTATCATTCAATTCCCAGATGGATTCACCTACAAGGGGTTCGTCGACGCAGTTTTGCAACACGAAATCACTGGGGAAGTAATGGTATTAGAAGTCAAAACAACATCCTCTAATACAGTATCCGCAGCAACATACAAAAACTCTGCACAAGCTATTGGATACTCCATCGTATTGGACTCATTGTTTCCAGAACTATCTTCATACGAAGTACAGTATCTTATTTACAAAACAAAGTCAACAGATTATGAGGCAATGGTATTCCAGAAATCATACCTTGACCGCGCCCTCTGGATTCGTACTCTCTTACTCGATATTGAAACAATTAAAATGTATGAGAATGCAAACATCTATCCAATGCGCGGCCAATCTTGTAATGACTTCTACCGTGAGTGTGAATACTTTGGAATTTGTACACTCGCAACTGAGAAGATAGTAGCTCCCCTAACAGCAGAAGAAACGCAGTTGATTCAAAAGCGGAATGACACTGAGTTTGAAGTAGTAGTAACTATTCAAGATCTCATTGATGCACAACTTTCGAAAGAATAGCACACACATACAACTAGGAGTAATCAATCATGCCAGTCACCATTCAATACAAAACTACATTAGGAACATACTGGAATACCAAAGATGAAGCATTCGTAGCAGATGCTCTCGAATCGCATCCCGGAGTGTATCTACATCGTAACCAAGTCATAGAGATAGTAGCCGCACTTACTTCTAAGTGTTTCTTCTTTGAGAGGACTGTAGTTCCAGAAACCATACAGACAACTACACAAACAACTACACAAACAACTGAGGATACACCTAATGAAACTAACTAACAAATTACCGTCATCTACTCACCGTGTACTTATCTTCGGTGCACCTAAATCTGGCAAGACTCAGCTTGCTGCAACTCTCGCATCTCAATTCAATCTACTCTGGTTCGATTTGGAGAATGGATATGGCACACTACTTAAGCTCCCGCAGGATCAACAAGAGAGGATTGAACTTATCTCAATCCCAGATAGCAAGACTTTCCCCATTGCGATTGAGACGATGCTCAAAGTTATCAGTGGCAATGAGGTATCTATTTGTGAAGAGCATGGAAAAGTATCTTGTCCAATCTGTACGAAGGAGGGAAAGCCAGTATCAAAGGTCTGTCTTAAAGAACTAGGCCCAGAGTCGGTTGTCGTAATTGATTCTCTCAGTCAACTATCTAATAGTGCAATCGCATTCATTACAAAGACTCAACCAGATGATTACAAGATGGACTTCTCAGACTGGGGTAATCTCCGCGCCATTGTAGAGAAATTCCTATCCCAAGTACAGCAAGCAAGATACAATATAGTGTGCATTTCACACGAAGAAGAAGTGGAGATGGAAGATGGACGAAAGAAAATTGTTCCTGTCTGTGGTTCTAGCAAATCTTCACGTAATACTGCTAAGTACTTTGACCATGTTCTATATTGCGAGCTTAAAAACAAGAAGCATATTACAGCATCATCTACAACGTATGCTAATAATATACTTACTGGCAGCCGTACTGATGTGTTTATGGACGCAGATGTGAATCCCACACTCCTCAGTATATTCAAATCAGTGCAAGTCAAACCTGAAACACAAGGACAAACCGCGTTAAATCAACTAAAGAAAGGACTACTTGTAAAATGACTGATCCACTCACTTCACCCTACGTACCGCAACAAACTCCAAAGCCACAAACCCTAGCAGAAATGCTAGAACAACGTGGTAATCGTTATGGTTCATTCGACACTCATGCAGCAATCACTCAACAACTTAAGGAGGTAATGCAGAATACAAGAAACTGGCGAGGTAATCTTTCATACTCTCAGAAAGAAGCACTTGAAATGATCGCGCATAAGATTGGCCGCATCCTAAACGGTGATCCATATTATGCAGATAGTTGGGTAGATATTGTCGGCTATACCCAGCTAGTAGTAAATGAACTTGCTGACAATTCTGAAGTACCATTCTAATCATTTAATCACACTAAAGGAAATACAAATGTCTCTCGATCTCGATTCCATTCTTGACTCCTCAATTGACGACCTCGCTGACCTGCCTGAGTTTGCAGTATTCCCGAACGGCGTACATCGCGTTATTATCAATTTCGAACAGAAGGAAGTAAACAAACATCCTTCAATCGAACTGCAAATGAAAGCGATTGAAACGGTGGAACTGGCAAATCCTGCAGCAGATACTCCGCTAGTTGCAGGTGCAGAATCCAGTGTTCTGTTCATGCTTGATAATGAATTCGGCCAAGGTAAGTTCAAGTCAATCGTGAAAGTTCTTGCAGCAGCCCTTGGAACTTCTACTATCAAAGACACAGTAGAAGCGGCGGCAGGGATGGAAGTACAAGTCGTATGTAAAGTACGACAGAACAAGGATAAGACACAATCTTATACCGATGTTACTAAAGTGATTGTCTAAAATCTAGTGACATAATCCATCCCCTCCTAGTTCACAAGACTTCGAGGGGATTAGTTATATCATTTGTACCAATACCAGAAGGAGAATACAATGTCATCCACTCAGAAATTCAGGCCATACTTAACACAGCAACAATTACATTATTTCCTGCAACTATGCCAGTCTGATAATTCCGCAGCCACCGAGACAATACGTGTCAGAACAATTAAAGAATTAAAACTATTCATTACCAAGTACGAACTTGGCGCAGTAGCACCAGCATATACTGCATCCTCTACACCTCGATTGTCTATGGCTGACAGGTTAGGATTGGACACCGAAGATCCAATACAAAAGAGAGAAGCAGCGTATGCAACTTGGTCAGCTAATCCTGCACTCTGTACCGCAGAGGAAGTAAAACTGGCTACATTGTACAGATATGAAAACAATCTTATGACAACTGATGAGGAGTATGAATATGAGCAGTATGGAACCTAATCACTCGACACCGTCTGACATTGTAACCATTGAACAACTTGTCAGTGTATGTCATATACACCTTAATCAAGTAGAATACAATCTAACTCATGGCGATGTATACAAAGCAGAAGTTCGTGCAGGTGAGTTGCAGAAAGCAGCAGATGAATTAAAGAATGTATTGTATAGATTCCAACGTGTAAGTGGGAGAGTGTTATGACTGATAATGAGATCATTGAGATAGCAATACAAAGCTATTCTCCAAAAGACGATTTCACTCCGGGATTCAAACACGACTTAATCGTCTTCGCCAGACTCATTGCCAAGCGGCAGCAGCAGTTGGATGTTGAGATTGTGGGTCGATATTGCGTTGAAGGGCTACATACCGCGTGTGATGCAATACGTGCCGCAATCTTGGCTCAAGGAGAAAACGAATGACCGTAAGAATAGTAATGGGGTTAGGTAATTATGCAGTCGGTGGATGTCAGCATTCACAAGACAAGACGAACGGAATTTGCTACTTGAAATTAGAAACTGCCAGAGCATTAAACACTGACTGTACTGATATTTATCCAATAGGTTCAGCGCAAGAACCTGAAGTCGTTATTTACTTCACCTCGATTCCGGCTATCGACCAGACATTAGAAGTATTGAATGAAATCCGAGCAAAGATGGTTAGTGAAACAAGTGCCGCCGCAATCTTGGCGCAGGAGGATTGAAGTGACTGAAGCAAACAACGACGAAGTTATCTGCCCGAACTGTGTGCATCAATTCCGAGCCATTCCGATAAATGTACAAGACGACATTGAATCATTGCGCGAACAGCTTGCCGATTCATTTGAGGAACGCGACCGGTTGCGGGATCGGATTGTTGGGTGCGAAGAGTTCCTGAAGGAAAACGAAACCCTGCGGGAGCGGATGTTGCGCTTTGCTGTGGATGTGGAAAGTGCCTTGCTCCGTGAGTCAAAGTTGAAGGACAAGCTCGCTGCCGTGACGAAGGAACGCGATAAGTTGAAAGCCGTTTGTGAAGGCCACTACCAAGAAGCCATGAAAAACGGACACGCACTCGTGGCCTGTGAGAGAGAACGTGACGCCCTAGAGGAAACAGAACAGAAACTACTAAGGGAACTTAATAACATGACGATGGCACGGGATTATTGGAGAGGTTTTGCAGAAGCAGAGGCAAGTCAGCATACCGATACAATTACTGAACTTTCCAACACGATAAAGGAACGTGATTTTGTGTTGGGGAAGCTTGCTCTTTGTGATTCACATATTGCAGCCTGTGAGAAAGAACGTGATGACGCACTAGAACGTGAACACCATTGGAATGATTTGTATATCAAGTCTGAGAAGGACGCTGAACGGTATCGGTGGATTTTGCCAATAGTTACAGGCGATGATTCTGATGAAGCTGACAAAAGAGCAATGGCTATTGCTACGCAGTTGATGAAAGGTTTAGATGGGGATGACGCCATTGACGCAGCAAGGAGTGAGAAATGATTACGTCGCTTCCAGCATCAACGACCTACACGCCAAAGCAAGCCCTACTATCGGCCTTGGAGTTTATAGACGGGGTAGGGCTTACAGATGTGCTGATTGTTGGGTATGACGGTGATGGTGATCTGGTTATTCGCTCGTCCCGCATGGATAGGAAGGATGCTCTTTGGATGGCTGAAATGTTGAAGGCTTGGGCATTGAAATGAACCACCGAAAGATCACAACCCGCACCTGCGCCCATTGCGGGCAGGAGTACGGCAGCAGCAGAAAGAATACAAAGTTCTGTAGCCGCAAGTGCGCTAATGAATCTAATCACACAACACGAAATTTATATCCCAGTCTCGGCGCAGTTAAACGTAATGACGATTGGTGGAAAACTTTTGGAATTTCAAAATGACTAGATTATTATTTGTAGGCACTCATGCGGATCAGGCATTTCTTCCGCGCCTCAAACCCTGTATCGGAACTGCATCTTGCGCAGTTATACTCGAAACTCCTTCTACATTACACGAACTATCCGTGATAGCAAAAGAGAAGAATGCAGATGCGATCATATCCACCTCCCCCGCTCTCCTATCTAAACTCGTCAATCTACCCAACTCGCGGCGTAAACCATCCATTGATAACTACGCAGGTTCGATTTTTAGAAGTAACGAACGTGAGATATTGTTTCTTAACCCTCTCGAACAATTGGTTACGGTATCCTATGGTCAGTTTCTCACTTCAAGATACATATCGAAACTGGTATCCCCCGCTTCTTGGATGTCCTTCTCAGGATTCCAGTGGTGTATAGGTGATCCATCTAACCTTGGAACATATTTCAATCTATACAAGGAGGCATATGCTATCGCAATCGACATTGAAACATTTAGTGAACCTCTCTCTATACGTTGTGTCGGCTATACTGCATGCTTTCATGACGGCAGTTTTCATTCTATTGTTATTCCTTGCGACTCAACCTACAATCTCGCTTGGATCAGGAGATATAACTGGGAGTTGCGTGCGCCAAAAATCTTCCAAAATGGCAAGTATGACATCGCCTACTTATCAATGTACAATGCAGTACCATATAACTATCTATGGGATACAGCCACTCTATTCCACTCTTGGTATTCAGAACTTCCAAAAGACCTTGCCTCCCTGAATTCATTCTGTGTACGTGATTCAATGTACTGGAAAGATCTAGCAGATACATCCGATCTCCACACATACTATCTTTACAATGCAAAGGACACATACGCAACTGCATGTGTATTCCTTTCGATGATGCGAGAGGCGCCGAAGTGGGCATTAGATAATTACAGTAATGAATTCCCATTGTTATTTCCTTGTCACCTAGCAGAGATGACAGGGATTCGCCGCGACATGAATCTGCTCACTGACTCATGCAATCAATTAAATAATTCAATCTCAGAAAAGAATGCATCTCTAAGTAAGATGCTAGGAGTACCAGATTTCAATACCAATTCACCAGTACAAATGAAGGAGCTATTAAAGATTCTTGGTTGTGGTGATCTCGAATCAGCAGATGCAAAGAACTTAGCGAAAGCTCGATTGAGGCATCCATTAAATTCACTTCTCATTGGTCGCGTCCTCGAAATCAGAAAGGAAAGAAAACTTGTCAGCACATACCTCACTCCCGGAAAAGAATACAGAGGACGTATCTTATACGCTCTCAATCCTCATGGAACGGACACAGGAAGGCTTGCTAGTAGAGAGCATCATTTCTGGTGCGGGCTTCAAGTACAAAACATTCCCAGAGGATCTACTGTTAAACGAACACTTGTTGCAGATGACGGATTCAGAATTGCAGAGTGTGATCTTGAGCAAGCTGAATCCAGAGATACTGCCCATATTGCAGGAGACGAAGCACTCATTCGTGCAGTATCTAGTGAACAAGATTTTCACAGTATCAACGCAAGTTCATTCTTCGGCATACCTTACGATTCCATTTACTCAGATACCAAGAAGAAAACTCTAGATAAAAATTTAAGAGACTTAGCTAAACGAGTTAATCACGGAGCTAATTACAACATGGGCCCCGGAGTCTTAGTAGAAACAATGGGCGAAGATAAAGTATATGAGGCAGCACGCTTACTTAAACTTCCCAGACTCTGGTCACTTAAACAAATAGCGGAGCACTTACTTGCACAGTTTCACAAAACTTATCCTGCAATATCAAAAGTCTACTATCCGGGAGTCATACATGAAATCACAACAACCAAGAGACTATCATCGCGTGCACTTCATTCAGTGCCATACCAAGTATCCGAGACTGGACTTGTCCGTTATTGTTTTGATGATCCGAGCAAATCTAAGTCTGCGCTTAACGCATATGTTGCGCATCCTCCGCAGTCGCTTAACGCGATGACACTTAACAAAGCATTCATGAGGGTATTTTATGAAATCGCTCTACGAAATCCGCGTGACTTTAAGCTCCTTGCACAGATCCACGACTCAATACTCTTTCAAATACGTGAAGGGAAAGAAGAACTTATCGAAGCAGTTAAGTTATGTATGGAAATTCCTGTCACGATTACAGGCTACGATGGTAAGCGACGTACCTTTACCGTCCCTGCAGCAGCTAAAGCAGGAAGTGACGGTAGAGGTAGTAAGAATTGGGGAGAAACCGAATGAAGATATGTAATTGGGAAGGCGCATCTGTATTATTTGATGACGCTGATTATGAGTTTGTAAGAACTGTCACAGGCTGGACAGTAAGTAAAACAGCTCAAGGTATTTATTATGTGAAGTGCTGTAGAGGCATATACAAAAACAAATACTTAGCTAGAATTCTTCTAGAGGCTCCTAAGAATATGGAAGTAGATCATATAAACGGAAATACTTTAGATAATAGGAGAGAGAATTTACGCCTAGTTACGGCACAACAGAATCAAGCAAATAAACTAAAAGCTAAAACAAAGATATTGCCAAAAGGAGTTATAGCAGTAGGACATATGTATAGAGCATCTATACGAAACAACTACTCAACCATACATATAGGAGTATATAATACAGTACAAGAAGCAGAAGAGGCTTATAATAAGTACGCCAATTTATTGTATAAGGAGTATGCTGCGCATAATAGTAGGCAAACCGTATGAGAGAAGATTTCTTATCTGCTTATCTCTCATACATAGGAGAAAGTGAATCCCCTACTACTTTCCATAGATGGAGTTGCATTACGGTATTAGGGGCTTGGCTTGGGCGTAGATATACTTTCCAACTTGGGCACTTTAGTATAGCATCCAACATATACGCCATGCTTATGGGAGGGGCCGGAAGCCGCAAATCTACCGCAATCAAGATAGCTGCATCACTCCTTCGTAAAGCTGGCTATACATCTATCGCAGCAGAACGTACCACTAAAGAAAAATTTTTACTTGACCTGTCGGGAGAAACGAATGAATTCGATTCCAAAGGTAACATAATGGAAGAAAGTTTATTCGGGCCAGCTAATCACATAGCGGAACTCTTAGTTGCAGCGGATGAATTCAATACATTCGTAGGCAACGGTAACATAGAATTCCTCTCACTACTAGGAGTACTGTGGGATTATTCTGGCAAGTTTGAAGATCGAAAGAAGAACTCCAAGTCTCTAATCATTGAGGATCCTACTGTCTCAATCCTAGCAGGTAATACAGCAACAGGTTTCAGTCTAGCATTTCCTGCCGAAGCAATTGGCCAAGGTATCTTCAGTAGACTTATTCTAGTACATGGCGAGAAAACCGATAAACGAATTACATTCCCAGAACCTCCTTCACAAGAAACAGAGAGATTACTAATAGACATTCTACATGCAGTCAGACAAGTAGCTTCTGGAAATGCAACTCTTTCACCTGTAGCAAAGAAGCTGCTTGATACCATTTACAAATCTTGGGGAGGTATATCAGATGTCAGATTCGAATCATACTCCAATCGCAGATTCTCTCACCTCATTAAGCTCTGTCTAATTGTATCTGCTAGTGCACTAAGAAATACAATAGAAGAAACTGATGTAGTCTATGCCAATACCATTCTCACCCATGCAGAACATTCCATGTCCAAAGCATTAGGTGAATTTGGTAAGGCGCGAAACTCAGATGTAGCACATAAGGTAATCCAACTCTTAGAAGGATCTTATACAGCAGTACCTTTCAAAGAGATATGGATGGCAGTACATAATGATCTAGAGGATGTATCTGCACTTAAAGATATGCTCTCTAATCTTGTCATAGCTGAGAAAGTACTTTCAACTAAAGGAGGATTCCTAGCGAAACGTAGAGTACTAGAAGAAGTCTCAACTGATTATGTAGATTTTTCCCTATTAACTGACGAGGAGCGTCGTTATGTTGTATGATATTTTGATAGATTCAGAAGATCTTCCTGCATTAGAAGGTTGGAATCTTTCTATAGATTCTACTGGGTACGTAAGAGCCTACAATAGAAGGACTAAGGAGTATACTAAGCTAAGTAGGTTACTTCTAAAACCCACCACTGTAGGTACTTATGTAGATCATATAAATGGAAATAAACTAGACAACAGGCGTTGCAATCTTAGGCTAGTATCCAATACAGAAAATCAGTACAACGCAAAACCTCATTCCGATAAGGCATCTAAACTACCTAAAGGAGTAACTAAATCAAAGTCCAATAAGAACTATCCTTATCAAGTAAGACTTTCGTGGGAAGGTAATCGTATGAATATTGGATACTTCAAAACAGTAGAGGAAGCGGAGGCGGCATATATCAGAGCAGTTGAGTTATTCCACGGTAGGTTTGCTTATCATAAATGTAGAAAGGAAGTGTAATATGAGTCTTATATCTTACTCAGAACTATGCAGTCTTATAGACCTAGGAGTAATAGAAAACTCCAACCACGCAGCGGTTAACTCTGCTTCAATAGATCTAACATTAGGTAATAACTTTCTTCTTGAGAATAAACACGTAACTCAAGGCCCAGAGAGTATTCTGTACTTAAATAAAAAGTCACAACTCAGCGTAGAAAAGATCACACTTGAAGATCGTGGGGTGTTAGTGCTAGCCCCCGGAGAGTGCGTACTTGCTCAGACTAAGGAGATATTCCATCTACCTTCTGATATAAGTGGCGAATACAAACTCAAATCAAGTATGGCAAGAATCTTTCTAGAGCATCTTAATGCAGGCTGGATGGACAGCGGCTGGAATGGATCTGTCTTAACTCTTGAACTTAAGAATGTATCCCAGTATCATAGGATAGCCCTTACAGTAGGAGACAGGATTGGACAAGCAGTATTCTTTAGGCATGAACCAGTACCAGCAGATAAATCCTATGCAGCTAGAGGATCTTACAATGGAGACAAAGAAGTGAGAGGAGTGGCCGTAAAATGATACAATTCGTAAAGTCAGGTTGTGTCCTACGAGAATTCCCAACTGAATTCTACTCTATCGCATGGATGAATCACAATGTGGTAGTACTAAACAAGGTAGACCGTACTCCGGTATTCTTTCCATCTCCCAATTACTATGACTACATTGAGGTAATACAAAATGGCGACTAATCCAAAAGGAAATAAAGTAGATCTAATGATTGACATTGAGACACTGGGAACAACTCCCGGATGTGCCATCCTCAGTATCGCAGCTGTACCATTCAGTGTCCATTCTCCAATAGAACATTTCTATGAACGCATTTCGCAGCAGTCATGTATAGAAGCTGGATTACATGTGGATTCTAACACTGTAAACTGGTGGGCAAAACAAAGCTACTATGCACAGAAGGAAGCATTCTCTGGCACAGAAAGAATTGAGGATGTACTGGCACGATTAACATTGTACATTAAACAACTGGGAACTGTGCGGCCGTGGGGGAACGGTGCTAGCTTCGATGTGCCAATACTAGAAGCAGCGTATGCCAAATGTGGAATGAAAGCGCCGTGGGCATATTACAATGCAATGTGTTACAGGACACTTAAGAATCTATTCCCATACTTAGTTGCTATTGAGCCTGTAATTAAACACAATGCACTAGAGGATGCAAAGTCGCAGGCAGCACATGCAGAGAAACTAATGATGACTATACGGATTAGAGAATAGGGAGTAGAGGCAACTATGATCCATGAATACTTTCCAGCAGCGGCAATGGCATTACAGGAAGAAATAGCAAATCATCCTGCATTAGTAGCAATCCTAGGTTCTCTTCCACCTAGTACAACATTACACGAAAGGGTAGGTCACATAGCTGCATACTGTAATGTAGTATTAGATGGTATGTACTTAGAGGAAGATCTAGAACAACTGTTCAATTATCTGATAAAAAGATTAAAGAACAAAAACGAAATAGCAATCCACTAAAGCAAAAAGCCACAGACCTTAATCGGAATGTGGCTTTTTCTTTTGGTGTGTACCTTGTACAATTAAACACTACGCATAAAAATTAGGTGCCTTATTCTTCGTAGGCACTCCGGTACTTTGATAGTGTAAATCGAATGTCAGAATGAATGGCTCCGCACTGCCACCGGTAATGGTAGGAATAGTACCTACGTCGTAATGCACTAGGATCAATCCATCCACTTCTATGTTAGAAGTATTAAGCATACTAGCAGATCCTCCAGCAGTGCTAAGTTGAATCTCAGGGATTCTATGCCACAGTGCCGGAGTATTACCTATTGTCAATCCTGCATCTGTAATGGTAGTAGTTATCTGAGAACTAAAGGAGGCTTGTTGATGTCCTTTGGCATAACTTGCGTATATAGTAATTACAAGTGATCCACTAATATTAGTGCCATTATGTGTCCAGTGAGGATGTATATATAGATCACTGCCGGGAACATAATCGTGAGGTATGTGGAATATAGCATCTCCATCATCTCCTACGCTATATCTAAATCCGCGAATGTTTCCTGTGATTGTATCTAACGTAGGCGATCCTACTCCAGAAGTCTTAGGCGTAATATCTCCTATAAGGTCACGCCATCCGAATGTAGGCGTACTCGTATCCACTTTAATACCGATTCCAGATGCCTTACCTATGATTATACCATTCTCATGTATAGCATTTGCCGTCTGATATGTGAGTGAGTTGGGATCAGTACTCCCATCAATACCAACCTTAGCCTCTAATGCCTCAACAGCATCGTTAAGATTGCCGTGTTGTTGTGAGTGAGTGACTGGCCCAGATCCTAATCCATCAGTACCAATCGGATTAGTAAAATCATCTAGCGCGGTAGGAAATTGTATCGCCATATCTATACTCCATTCCCGTTGTACTGTGACGTGGTAGGTAATCCATCGTATGTATCTGTGGATGAATCATACGATGAATCGCGCGCTCGCATACCGGAACCAGTACCGACGTTCACAGTATTGCCATGCACAGTCATCATCTTAAACATCTCCCGAATCATATCCTCTGTAGATAACTCAATGTCATCATCGCGGAAAGATGTACTAGGAGAAACTGGAGATGACAGTGCTAGCATCATCTCCTCCACTGTAGGTAGATTCTCAAGCATACTCATGGCTATTCGCCTCCATTCATTACAATGTTAAGTGCCACATTACTTGGATTACTAAGCCGTGTGCGAAACTGCTCAGCTTGAGATTCATTCACATTCTTAACCTGATTAGTAAAGAACTGATTAAACTCAGTCAGCTTACCTCCAGTTCTAACGTACGCCTCAGAGAATTCATTTATCTGTGCCTCGTCTGGAGCATTGCCGCCAAGTACAGACAGCTTAATTGCCTCACCGAGCACTTTACGCTTAGCTGCATCTGCTGTACGATAGGAGTTGATGCGGAACATTGTATCATTCACAACTGCCTCGTCAAGTGGCTTAGCTCCCAGTACTCGCATAAGTGAAGATAGAGATACCAGATCGTGTGCCATAAGCATGTTACCTTTCTGATTCATGGTAACTACTTTCATGTCATCCCTGCCAGCACCTTCGAGTACCTGAGCTAGGCCAGCTAATGGGCGCGAAACTCCATTCTGCTCAACGCCGCGCAAGAATGTACTCCAAACATCGGCGCCCATATTCACCTTCTGATATCCTTCTTTGAGTGTACTCAGAAGTCTCTCAGTTGCTTGGTAAATTGGAACCTGTGTCGGATCAGTTGGCACCAGTGTAATGTGCCGCGGATTGATATCACCTCTCGAATACACATTAGTCTTTAGATCTGGGTGGAACAGACCTAGTCCATTAGATAATCCACCATACAATAACCACTCACCGGCTTCCTTACCTGCAAGTGAGAAAATACTATCATACAAACTCTTATGCTCCTTATTCCCGCCAGCTTGTGCAATGATTGTAGAGTTAATTGCATTGAATGCAGGCAGTCCATTCATACCATACACTCCGCCCTGCAATCCCATCATAGTAAGGACATTGCGAGTATTCCCATCACCAATATGCCGGAACACTTGCTGTAACATATTGAACTGATACGTCTGGAACAATCCCATTGCCTGACCGAGCGGCCCTTGGAATAGAACTGGACGCTGTGATGCTAGGTAGTTACCTTGTGTGCGATTGACAAATGTATTGATGTACGACAGCGCAGTTCCCTCCGTCATAACTCGATGCTTAACTGCTACATCTGTAATATCCTTCATCACACCGGCGGCCACATACCGATTGAATT